ATGATTAAATTACGTTTGCTCTCGTTACGGCTCCGAGCGCCGATCTGGCTCGGCCTCCCAGCAACGTGAATAATACCCGTGTCTTCAACGTCACTCGCGGCTATTCGATGAAGTATTCCCAGGCTCGGCGCGCCGTCGACAATTGCGCATGCACATGGGTCGAGGCCGGGACGTCGATTCGAGATCTCACGTTAGCCGAATCCATCGCCGCCAGAAATGAGCAAGCCCAATTGCGTGAAGCACTTCCGTTAACCGAGTTGCCGGGGCTACGCTACGACGCCCCAGAGGCGAAACGCGATTCCGATTTCTGGGAAAAGCGCGTGGAGGCGATCCGGGCTACTGGGAATTTCGTTTCTGAGGCTATTCAGTGACGCTAGCGTGGTACAATCCAGTACCATATGGGACTCATTAAGCTTACTGGCGTTCCGGATGATGTGCATCGGCGATTGAAGGCGGATGCGGCGGCACATGGCCTCACTCTTACCCAGTGGTGCATCGACAAACTGAGCGATACGGTGCATGTGGTGATTCCTGCTAAATATGTGGTGGCAGAGGCGTTAGGTGGCTGTAAATCCTGCGGCGGTCTAAATGGTCTGCATCAGAAGGGCTGCAAAGCGTAATTCAGGATGGACACAATTAGGACTCCGGAAAAAAGGGCCGAATTTCTCACCGCTCTATCCAGTACTGGAAGCGTTGCTGAAGCATGCAGGCAAGCCAGCGTGGCGCGCAATTCCATGTACCTTTGGCGGAATTCAGACGAGGGGTTCGCGGCTGATTGGGACAAGTATCTCGAAGCTGGAGCTCAGCTCCTCGAGGATGAAGCCAAACGCAGAGCGCACGACGGCTACGATGAGCCTGTTTTCTACAAGGGAGAAATGGTCGCCACAATCCGCAAGTACAGCGACACGTTGCTGATCTTTCTTCTTAAGGGCTTGATTCCTCACCGTTATGGCGACAGGATGGCCCATACGGGCGCAGACGGTGGGCCCATTCAAGCGGAAATCACGGTAAACTTCGTAAAGCCAGATGGCAGCGCAGATCGAATTTCCTGATAAGCTGGCGGAGCTCTTTGAGCCCCATCCTTACAAAGTGCTCTACGGCGGCCGCGACGGAGTAAAAAGCTGGTCTGTGGCGCAGGCGCTCATCATTTTAGGCACGCGCAAACCTCTTCGTATTCTCTGCGCCCGCGAGACGATGGATTCAATCCGCGAATCCGTTCACCAGTTGCTCAGCGATCAGATTGTCAGGATGGGGCTTGAGAAGTTCTACAATCCTCTGCAGTCGGAGATTCGCGGCGCCAACGGGACAGAGTTCGTATTCGCCGGCCTCCGCAAGCAAACGGTCAGTTCAATCAAGTCCTACGAGGCCATCGACATTTGTTGGGTGGAAGAGGCTTCGGTCGTCAGTCGGAGAAGCCTCACGATTCTTCTCCCCACCATCCGCAAACCTGGTAGTGAGATTTGGCTGACTTTGAATCCAGATCTCGAGACTGACCCGGTGTACCAGGATTTTGTTATCAACCCGCCCAAAGGCGCGCTGGTCATCAAGACGTCGTACCACGACAATAACTGGCTGTCGGATGAGTCAAAGCAGAAGATAGATACGCTCCGCGAGAAAGATCCCGACACTTTCCATCATGTTTATGAAGGCGCGACACGCTCCACCGTCGAAGGCGCCATCTACAAGAGTGAGATTCAGGCTGCGGAGACAGCAGGCAGAATCCGCGAAGTCCCCTTCGATCCGATGATGCCCGTCGACACGTTCTGGGATCTTGGATTCGCCGACAGAGTCTCGATTTGGGCGGCACAAAGAACGCCGTTCGAGATTCGAATCCTGCGTTACTTCGAAGGCGATCATCAGGCCATCGACTACTATCTCCGCGAGATGCAGACCTGGGGGTATGTCTTTGGGACATGCTTTTTACCGTGGGATGGCGGTACGCGCTCGCTCGGCACGGGGAAGTCAATCGAGGAAATCATGCGCGGCAAAGGCTTTAAAGTTCGCGTGAATCGCCAGTTGAGCGTGGCGGACGGGATCAATGCAGTCAGAACGCTTTTCCCGCAGCTCTACTTTGACGCTAAATTATGCGCGGATGGTTTGCAGTATCTCAGGCGTTACCAGTGGGGTCCGGCAACGGCTTTAGGCGTTCCGCGAAGCCAGCCGCTCCATGACGATGCTTCTCACCCGGCCGACGCGCTGAGGACGCTGGCAGTGGGCATTCGCGAGCCATTGATGAAGAAGCAGGACCAGCAGAAGCAGAAGCCGAGGACGGTGAGCGCATGGGGGTAATGATGGGAAGTGAAAAGAAGAGGGTAAAAATGAGGCGTTGGCCGTGTTCTTTGATGGGCCATAAGATTGAGTTAGTCTGGACGCACGACGGCACTAAGGAGTATGAGGCGATGTGTGTGCGATGTGGTGAGCGACACTTGCACGTCCTTGGCATGAAGGGAGACTGGACCGATGGCGAAACTGAAAGCGGCAAGTCGCAACAGCCTGCCCAGCAGTGAGTTTGGGCTGCCGGGATCACGCAAGTATCCGATGCCTGATAAAAGCCACGCTGCGAATGCGAAGGCGCGCGCCACGCAGATGGTTGAGAAGGGCAAGTTAAGCGCGAGCGCGGCGGCGAAGATTCGGGCGAAAGCGGACAGGATGCTGGGCAAGTAATGCCCTGGACGCCGCGGCAGGTGCGCTACCTGTTGAGCAAGGTTTCCCCACTCAAGCCAGTGCAGCAGAACAAGATGAAGGCTGAGCTTCACGCCAACCCGGCGCTGGCTCACGCAAAGAAGGGCTCGGAGGCGTTAAAGAAAAATGGCTGAGAAAAAGATGATCCGCCGCATGGAGATTGAGCCTGCTGAGAACGGCGGGCACATGGTCACACACCATTTCAAGGAGATGCCGACGCATTCCGGAAAAACCGGCATGGGCATGGCGTATCAGGAGCCGGAAAAGCATGTCTTCGGAGAGAACGAAGGGCATGCGATGCTGGCGCATATCGCCAATCACCTGGCTATTCCTGAGTCGATGGGGGAAAAGAAGGAAGAGATGGCTCCGGAGAAGGAAAGCGCTGACGAAACAGGCGGTTACGATGCGGATGAGGGTGACGAGTGACCTGGAACGCCCCGAAGATCGCGGCTCTGCTCAAGATGCCTCAGCCGGTGCACGTTGCCAATCTTCCTGCCCCGCAGATGCCTGTTCGTCCGGTGCAGGCAGTCGGGCAGGCGCGTCCGCCGATGCCGAAGTTCGCGCAGCCGAAAGTGCCGGGTACCTATCGTGGGTAGCCCAGTCGAGGACGCTGAGCGTTCGCTGAAGGTTTTGCTGCGCCTGGCGCCGAAGATCGTAGATCACGCCGACCTTGAACGAAAACTGACCTCCGCTCCGCCGGCGCTCCGCGGCGTGATCTATGAAACCGTAGTGCCGCATCTGAAGTTCAAAGCATGGCCGCTGGACAGGTATGTTGCCAGCGCTGGACGCCGAGCTGAGCAGCAGCAACTGCCCACGGTGGGCGCAGACGGCAAGTTGCACGAATTCCGTGCGGCAACGGATGTTAGCTCTCTGGAAAAACTGGCCGAGGATGCCCTGGCGCTATCGCTGTCGAAGCGCACGTTGATTATGGTTTGTGCAAAGTGCAGCCGTCAGCAGTCGTTTCTCGCGGCTGAGAGTGAAACCCCGTTGAGCGTCATTATCCGGGCCCGGGAAGCTGGATGGGTCTACGACTACATCGCTCGGCCTCCCGTGGAAATCTGCCCATCCTGCCCAACACCCTTGCGGCAAGTGAACTAAATGGCCGAGAAAGACTCGGAAAAGAAAGATCCGAACGAAGAACTGCTCAAGCGCATTCGCCAGCGCTACCGCTATGGGATGGATAAGTGGCGGCACAACCGCGACGAAGGCCAGAAGAACATCAAATACGTCTCCGGAGATCCCTGGACAGATGAAGACAAGCAGGCGCGCAAAGGACGTCCTACCGTATGCCCCGATGAACTGAATCAATATGTAAACCAGGTCGTCAACACCGCTCGCCAGAATCCCCGCGGCGTCAAGATCGATCCCGCCGGCGGGGATGCGACGATGGAACTGGCAGAGTACCGGGAAAACCGCATCCGCGCGATTGAATATGCCTGCAACGCGAGCCGGGTTTACATCGGAGGGCTCCAGGGAGCGGTTGAAAGAAATGTTGGCTACTGGAAGGTCGGCAGGGTCTTCGTCGACGACGATTCGAGCGAGCAGGAAATCGTCATTCTGCCTATCCAGAATCCCGATGCTATTCTGATCGACCCGGATTACAAAGAGCTCGACGGATCTGACATTAAATGGGCCTTCGAGCTCGAAAGAATTCCGCTGGAGGAGTTCGAGCACGAATACCCCGACGCAGAGAAACGGAGTTTTTCAGCGGATGACTTTGGGCAGGACGCCGAATACTGGCTCGACAGCAAGTCGATCCTGATTGCGTCATACTGGGAAGTCAAAACCGCCTATAAGAAGGTCGGTAAAGGTGCAAGGCAGAAGGCGCAGCGCACGGTCCGGCAGTACATCACCAATGGCGTCGAGATTTTGATGACTGGCGACGTCCAGCCTGGGCCGTACATTCCTATTGTGCCGGTGTTTGGCAAGGAATTGTGGGTTTCATCTGATGGCGGATCTGCGGAGAGAGTGCTGATTTCGCTCGTATCGCTGGCGCGGGACCCGCAAAAGGCGCTGGCTTATGTGATGAGTTCAATGCTTGAAAATGTCGGGCAGATTCCAAAGGCGTCATGGGTCGGCTACAAGGGGCAGTTTGAGTCGGACGCAGATGCCTGGGCATCGGTGAATCAGGTCTATCACCCGATTCTGCAGGCCGATCCGCTGACCGATCCGACTTCTGGGCAATTATTGCCGCTCCCACAGAGAGTGCAGCTCACGCCCGATTTTCAGGCTTACTCTGTCGGCGCCGATATCTGCCGGCGAGCGATTCAATCGGCCATGGGGGTCAATGCTTTACCAACGGCCGCGCAGCGGCAGAACCAAAAATCCGGAGTCGCTCTGGAAAAGATTCAGACCGAGCAGAACATCGGCTCCTATCATCTGGTCGACAGCTACGATTCGGCTATTAAGCTAACGGGGCGCATCATTTGCGACTGGCTGCCAGAGACAGACTTAGGCGAGACGCAGAGAGCGATTCGCCAGGAAGATGGCAAGCACAAGCTGGTCAAAATCAATACGGATGAGCCGGTTTCTGAAGAAAACGACCCAAGCCAAACCTATCATTTTCCGATCGCCGATGACGATGGTCGATATCAGGTCACAATTTCCTCCGGACCTTCCCATGAGTCGCAGAGAGAAGAAGCCAGCGAGTTTGTCGATACGCTGGTGCAGAACCTCAAGAATCTTCCGCTGGGTCCGCAGCAGGCTCTGGAAATTCTCGCTTTGGGGATTCGACAGAAGCAGCTTGGACCTTTGGGCGATCAGATGGCGGACATTCTCTCGCCGCAGGGTCAAACGGCGCAGATGGGTCAGCAGCTTGGCCAGTTGCAGCAGCAGATGGCGCAGTTCAAGCAGCAGGGCGAAGCGCAGCAGGCTCTGATCCAGAAACTCATGCTGGAGCGGCAAGGCAAGGTCGTGGAAAACCAGGGCAAGATGGCGCTCGAAAAAATCAAGGGTGCGGCGATCCTTTCCGAAGCCAATATGGATCGGGAAACCAAGATTGCCGTGGCTGAGATTTCCACCAAAGCGCAGGTTGAGAGTGAGCGCCAGCAGTCTTACGAGGAGTTGCAGCAGCAGTTCCATGACCAGGCTCATGAGACGGCGTTGCAGGCTCAACAGCAGGGGCATGAGCAGAATATGCAACAGGCTGCCGCGGCACAACAGGCCGCCATGCAGGCGCAACCAGGGGCACCTGGGGAGGCTTCCCCTCAACCCGGCGGCGAACCTTCTCCCTCGCCGCCCGCGCCTCAAGTTTAGTTTTCCGCCTGCTCGGCGCAAGAGCAATGAGGTAATATGCCAGAAGAGACGGTAGTAGCGGCCCCGTCAGCCGTAGAGACGAAAGTACCTGTTGAAATTCCCCGCAGCGGAACTCCGGAATACGCTCAATGGCGTGTGAACGGCGAACTGCCTGAAGCCAAGCCGAAAACTGAGGACTCGGCAACCTCTTCCGTCGCCGGCGAATCGGAAACGCCAAAACCGCAGGAGAATAGCGAACGCCCGAAAAAGCCTGGTGCGGAACAGCGCATCAGGGAACTGGCGGCAAAGGTGAAGCGCCTCGAAGCTGAGGCTGCGGCACGTTCGCAACCAGTGGCTGAGCCCGCTCCAAAGCCTCAACCTGTCCAGCAGCAACCGCAGGGACAGCGCCCTAAACCGACTATTGACGGAAAGAACGCCCAGGGGAAACCGTATCCCTCTTACGAGGAATTTACGGAGGACCTGGCGGGCTGGATCGCCGATCAACGGGTGGCGCAATATCAGCGGCAGCATCAGGAACAAGCACAAAGGGCTGAGGTAGCAAAGAAAGTCGAGGCGGCTAAGGCGCGCTATGAAAACTTCGATGAGATTTCACGGCCTTTCGTTAAATCACTGGTGGACGAC